ACCTCGTTCTTTTAAAATAGATTCAGTAGTAGGTTTGTAAATCTCTTTAGGTCCAAAAGTTTCTGCATAGATTGGATCTTGTACTTCTGAATTAATATTAGATAACATTAACTACCCTTTCTGCTGTTCGACTACGTAAGTTTTTGTTACCTCGGAACCAGTTACCACAATCTTGACACTGATATCGTTGGAACTTACTTACTGTTGTTACTGCGTACCCACGTTTCTGGTGATGTTTACCACCACAGTTAGGACAAACAAGCTCATCATCGTTAAAGATGGATAAGTTTAAATGATGTTTAATCCATGGTCTAAACTTATAGTACACCTTCTCTAGAAGAACTACGTCTTGCTTATTGTACTCTTCCATTAAAGCCCAAGCTTGAGGATTGTTAGCCATACATTGAATCCAAAGATCATGTCCAGTATGACTAGTCTTCTTACCTAGACCTAGTGCTTGTGCTACATAGTCAAGTTTGTTTGACACAAACCTAAACTGTTTCTTAGCTACTTGAAGTAAATCAATATGTTTAACTGGTGACGGAGGAGTTAGTCCATGTAATAGGAACTCCTTGTTCAGTGTTGGCATATCAAACTTACTACCATTGTAGTGAATTACTGCATCAGCTTCATCAATTAGATTGTGAATACCTGTTAACATGTCAATAGGATCTGACTTGTAGACACTATCGAAGTACATTGTATCATCTTCTAACCACTTAGCTGAGTAACACATGGTATAAGACGACTCAAGAAGCTGACTTAATCCAATGTTCTGTTGCCAAATACCCCACACATGTGCTGTGTTAGGACTTGTTTCAATATCTAGTAGTAATATCTTAGCCATATCCTACGTTCCCATTCTGAGCTACTGCCCTATCTCGTTCATCTGACTGCCAATCTTCAGAGTACTTGGTAGCTATCCAATTATCATGTAACCAAGACTCACCTAATTGATTGAAAGTTTTAGTTGCTATACCAAAGGAAGGTAAGACTTCAAACCACATCTTACCATCCTTCAGTTGATACTTAGCACCTACTTCAATTAGAGGAGTATTACGTAATACATGGTAATAATCTAATTGCTTTAGGTCTTGGTTCATTAGCTAGGCTTTCCACCTTCATCTTTGAATAGAGCATACTGCTGCTCTGCCTCTTGTTCCTGAACCTTAATAACACCATGATGAATAAGATTCTTTACTGCATGATCCATTAAGAAAGATGCTTCTTCAAGATCTACATGAAACTCAAAGTCTAAAGAACCATCTTCATTCCGTACACAGTTTTGTATAATCACGTAACCAATCCTTTCTAAAGTCTAACCATTCAAATCCATTATCATCAGCCCACATAGCGTAGGTAGTTTTGCTCGTTTTACGAATCTTATTATCAGGATTCTGAAAGAGGATAATGACTCTAACATCTGGATTACAATCTCTAAACCACAACATCTTTTGTCTAGTTGCAAGATCCAACTTACCTTTAGCTTCGATATAAATATTCCCTATTTTAAAATCAGGAATATAATTTCTTTCTTTAGCAGGTTGTATGAAAGCAATCTTATCTGGTTCATACTTGACACTAGGATATGTAGTCTTTAGTCTAGCCCAGACTTTTTCTTCTAACTTACTCTTGAATACTGGCATTCATTTTCTCTAATTTATTTAAGACTCTTTTTAAATTAGAAGGTCCTACTTTTATAACAGCGTATACTGTTAAAGCAAGAGCTCCAATAAGTAGGAATGGGTATGCTAATATTTTTCTAATCATTACTTAACTCCTTGTATCTATTAAGGAAAGAGTCATCAGTATCTCGTAAGATCCATAAGCATTGTGCGTTCATTTTAAATTCATCATCATTGCTATATGCTTGTCTTACAACATCAAACATCTCTTGTTCAGAACTACAATGTGCTAACAACTTACGAGCTTTAACTTCACCAAGACCAGCAATACCTTTTACGTTATCTGCTTTGTCTCCTTTTAAGCACTGCTCGTAGAACAATCTTAACCCATCTAGATCTGTTTGAGTAATAAACTTCTCATCCTTTTGCCACTTAGAAGTACCAAATGCCCATTGATAATGATTGCCTGGTACTTGTAACATATCTTTATCAAGAGAACAGATAGTTGTTTGACCATCAATTTTATCTTGAAAGATACCCATTGCATCATCTGCCTCCAATGTAGGAGGAGCCAGTTCTGCACTGAGTTCTTTTAAAGAGTATTCTCTTAAAGCTTCTAAGTGTTTAGGTTTCTCAGCAGTTCTGTTAGCTTTGTACTCTGGATAGATCTTCTTACGGAAGTTATCTCCGCCTGATAAGAATGCTCTATACGAAGTAGCTTGAGTCTTTTCTAATAAAGTATCTAGAAGTTCATTGACCCTATAGATTGCTATACCTAAGTCATCGTTCTCAGCTGACGCTGCACAACGATACACAACTAAATCCATGTCAATCAATGCTTGCATCTAGATACCTTAATAAAAATAAACACATAACAAAACCTACTAATATCCCTTGACAAACGGAGGGCCCGTAGCATAGAATGTAATCAATCACCAGTGTCTCCATACGTTAGCTATTATGTGGAAGCAGGTGATTATTTCTAACCACCTGATTAAAGATAACTTATAGAGGAATGTCATCTTCAAATGAGTCAAAGTTTACTGCTTGATCTGTTGCTTTAGCATCTTTACCAAATACCCAATCACTGAGTTCAGTAGCTAATGATAATACTTCTGCTTTGCTTACTGTCTTAGCACCTACTGTTAAAATAGAGATAGCATTAGACAAAGAAGATTGACGAACAATTAACTCTTGTCGAGCTGCACGTTCTTCTTTAGTTTCATAGTTGCTACCTGTTACTCGTGCTCCACTTGTACTTGATGCTGGTGCTGGTGCCACTGGTGCTCCTCCTTCTGTACCGATACCTGTCCACTGCCAATAACCTTGATCATCTTTTTGTGATACTACATCTACCACATCACCTTTGTTCCAGCTACCAGCTGCTTTGAATACAGAAGGATTACTGAATGACATTAACTTCTTATTACCTACTTTACCATCTGCACCCTTGTAAGTTACTTCTAATGACTGGTAACTACGACCATTCTTAGCAGCGTGGGTGTTAGGTGTACCTACATCAATTACTGTGATTTGCATACGATCTTCTCCATATTGCCCCAGTCAGGTCCAACTTCACATTCGACCCTCATAGGTAAGTTAAAATCTTGTCCGAACATTTTCTTAAAGTTAGTTGGTACGTCGTTAAAACACTTATCAACTAAACTTACTATACTATTATTATCCCATATTTTAGGATCGAAGTCAAGTATTATTGAATCATGTACTGTATTAACAAGTAGTACTCCTTTCTTTTCTTTTAGCCTGTTACGCAACGACACTCTTGCGATCGACATGAGATCCGCCCCGAGCCCCTGGACTGGGTAATTAAGGATTCTAGTTCTAGGCCATACGGCTTTTCCATACTTGATCTCTGGTTCGTAGTTGTAGACTCTTCCTGTAGGCATAACGAGTTTCCTGTCTCGTTTAGCTTGATCAAGGATTTTTGTATGCCAGTCCCTGAGTCCCACATATTTTCCATAGAACTGATCGATAACTCCTTGCCAGAAATCTTCTCCACCAATGTCTTTAAAGTTAGGATCGTTTGCGTAACTATATGCCGATCCGCCATATATGAGTCGGAAGACGAATGTTTTAGCGATAAGTCTACTTGGCAATCCGAATCGTTGTTGGTTATCTGCATGTTGATCAACTTCATTCCATATCTCCTTTAGTGCGACTGGGTCTTGGCTAAGATAGGTAGCACCAACCCACTCTAATTGTTTAGCATCAGCTTGTAATAACATTATAATCCCTATCTATTCTTTCGTATACGTCAAGCAAATCTTGTATAGAATAACTGTTTGATTTCTCCATCAAAGTTTTGCAGGTTTGGTCTACTACTTGAGAGTCGTCCTGTTCTTGCAACACATTGGTTAAGTTGTCCATGAATCTTTCCTTCCTTCCACTTAGATTCCTCTCGTAACTTAATGAGTCCTCTGTAGTATGTAGACACACGCTTCTCTAGTTCAGCTCTCTTGAGTAACAACTCAATGACTTCAAGGGCTTTCTTAGATCCACGTAGTGATCGTAACGTTGATTCATCTGTAGAATATAAACCTTCCTTAGCTAACTCAGAACCTTTCAAAGGTTTAATTAGCCTAGGAAATTCTACTTCGTAGTCTTCCCACTTTTCTTTTGGTTCACCAGCTCTAGCACCAGTTTTAAAGAAGCCGCAAGGAACTCTACGACGGAGCCTAATGCTACCACCGTATAGGAAAGCGCTAAGATGATCGACGCTATTAAGGTTAAGACTATCACAATTATGCTCGTTGTAAAGTAACCGATCAAGTCTTTCAATGTCTTCGTCAAGTTGTTTAGCAAGTTCATTACTTTTCTCCTCATGATATAACAATCCATTAAATTCCATTTCTTGTAGTACAAGTAAGTCTTGATTGTGAAGACTAACTAACCTACGTAGTAATGGTTTGTCTTTAAGTTCTTCTAATTGTTTTAAGTACACTTGTCTAGTTAAGTCTAGATCTTTTAGTAAGTACTCTTCAAGAAGATCTCTTGGAATATCTGGTGTATCAATACCATTCTTCCAGTACTGCTCTGATACTACATCTAACTTTGATTCTAATCCATAGTATTCACATACTCCGTTAAGACTAGGGTAAGTATCTTTCTGCCCTGTTAAAATAAAATGTACTACTTGACAATCCCAAATACGTTTATCTGAGAATGTAATACCATATCGTGCTAACCAATGTAAGTCAAACTTAATGTTAAATCCTATGAGCACTTCTGCACTATCAATGGTAGATTGTATAGTACGTAGGTGACTGACGTAAGGACTGCTATCATACTCAATTGGAAAGCAATGTCGATCCAAGCCGACATAGCATAGTTTATTTGTTTCATCGAATGGGTTTCCTTTATTTGAAATAGTTGTTTCTACATCTAAGACTAACTCATTAGCCACAGCAATCTCCAGTGGAAGGTTCAAACTCTGTACGTTTTTGTTTTAAGTAATCAGTAATCTTATCAAGTAATTCTTTTTGTGTACTCCAGTCAGGGTGTACAGAAATAATATCTTCAAGT